ACCGCAGTATAAGAGCACTGATACAGAACCAGCACCAACAGGAAGTCTTTGGATTAAAACAACTACTCCAAACGGTGGAGCAAACTATAAAGTTAAAAAGTACTCAAGTGCTACACAGCTTTGGGGAACAGTAACAGCACCAGTTTATGATACAGCCCAAGCTTCAATTTATGGTTTAGACAAATCAGGTGGAGGCGCAGGTATTGCATTAGGGTCACTTTATGTAAACACTAATGCTGAAGAAGTTACACCAATTATTGCTAATAGTAAAATTTATACTAGAGCAGCAACTGGAGCAACAACAATTACAGGCACTAAAGTTACAACTAACTTAACAGCAGGTACATACGCATTTACTTTACAAGAGTCAAAGTCAGCTACGTTAGCATTAGATAGTGCAAAAACTATTTCAGTAACTACTGCTGGTGCAGCAAGTGATGCAGATATTGTAGCAACACAAATTAACGCAGCAGGATTTGTTAATGTTACTGCATTAGTTAATGCTAGTAACCAAGTTATTATTTCGCACAAATTAGGTGGCGAAATGCGTATTAAAGACACAGGTGGCTTATTAGCACTTGCTGGATTTAGTGTGTTTAACTATGTTAACTCAACAGGAACAGGTAACTTGTATACTGCACCAACTGGTGATACTGCAAGTGATTGGGTTGCTTCAAATTGGAAAGAGTTAACTTATACAGCTTCAACAACAGCACCAACTAGCTTAACAGCAGATGGTACATTATGGTACAGCTCAATAGTAGACGAAGTAGATCTTATGATCCACAATGGTACTACTTGGGTAGGTTATCACAATTATAGTTCTGGTTATGCTAACTGTGATCCATTAGGTCCTATTGTTGCAGCAACAGAGCCAACTACACAGTCAGATTTAACTGCACTTGTTGAAGGTGACCTTTGGATTAGTACAGCTAGTGTTGAAAATTATCCAGGCATTTACAGATGGAATAATACACTATCTAGTTGGGTGTTGCTTGACAAAGCAGACCAAACTACAGAAAATGGCGTGTTATTTGGAGACGCAAGATGGGGTACATCCGGCGGTACAAGTACAGAAGCACCAACAGGAACTATTGTAGATCTATTAACAAATAACTTCTTAGATCCAGATGCTCCTGATCCAGCACTATATCCACAAGGTATGTTGCTTTGGAACTTACGCAGAAGCGGATTTAATGTTAAGAAGTATACACGTAATAGTATTACGTTAACTGCACTTAATGTTAGAATGTCAGATGCGTCAATGACAAACTACTATCCACATCGTTGGGTTACTGATTCAGGCAACGCAGAAGACGGTTCAGGAACATTTGGACGTCATGCACAGCGTAAGTCAGTCGTACAAGCATTGCAATCACTAGTTAATAGTAACCAAGATATCCGTGATGAAGAATCACGTCAGTTTAACTTAATGGCAACACCAGGTTATCCTGAGCTAATTGGTGAAATGATTACACTTAACACTGACAGACGCTTAACAGCATTTGTTGTAGGTGACACACCAGCAAGATTAACACCGGATGCTACTTCACTTAATAACTGGGGTGCAAACGTTAAAGTTGCATTGGAAGATAATGATAACGGAGCAGTTAGCTTTGATGAGTATATGGGTATGTATTATCCATGGGGCTTCTCAAGTGATAATGCTGGTAACAATGTTGTTGTTCCTCCAAGTCATATGGCATTACGTACAATGGTACTAAACGACCAAGTGGCGTTCCCCTGGTTTGCTCCAGCAGGAACTAGACGAGGCGGAGTATCAAATGCTACTTCAAGTGGTTACATTACTAGCGAAGGCGAATTTAAATCAGTTGCATTAAACACTGGACAGCGCGATACATTGTACACAAATAAAATTAATCCAATTACGTTCTTAAGCGGAGCAGGATTAGTAGTATTTGGACAAAAGACTCGTGCAAGAAATGCAAGTGCATTAGATAGAGTTAACGTAGCACGTTTGGTTGTTTACTTACGTGGCCAGTTAGAGCTTTTGGCTAAACCATACTTGTTTGAACCAAATGATAAAATTACACGGGATCAAATTAAAGCAGCTGCAGATCAGCTCATGTTAGAGCTAGTAAGTTTGAGAGCACTTTATGACTTTGTTACAGTGTGTGATGAATCTAATAACACACCAGCAAGGATTGATAGAAACGAGCTATATTTAGATGTAGCTATTGAACCAGTTAAAGCAATTGAATTTATTTACATACCGCTAAGACTGAAAAACACAGGTGAAATTGCAGCATTAGGATAATATACACAGTTAATGAGGGGTATGAATTTACCCCTCATAAACGTATAAATAATAATGTATTAGGAGAATAGACAAGATGCCAATCACAACATTACAGAATATTTCAATACCCACTGAGGGTGCGAATTCTAACTCGTCATTACTAATGCCTAAGTTACAATATCGCTTCCGGGTATTTTTAGATAACTTTGGTACTACTGGTGGTCCAGATGGTGTTAGAGAAATTTCAAGACAAGTACAGGATGTTAGTCGCCCAAACGTTAGTTTTGAGCAAATGACACTTGATGCTTATAACTCAAGAACTTACCTAGCTGGTAAGCATACTTGGGAACCAGTAACACTCACATTACGTGAAGATGCTAACAACAACGTACAAAAGATTATTGGTCAGCAATTACAACGACAGTTTGATTTCTTTGAACAGTCTAGTGCAGTATCTAGTGGTACATACAAGTTCCAAACTAGAATTGAAATACTAGACGGCGGCAACGGAGCAAACGGTGCAAATGTAGTTGATAGGTTCCATTTAATTGGATGTTATATTGAATCAGCAAACTATAATACATTAGCATATGCAACTAACGAAGCAGTAACTACTACATTAAGTATTCGTTACGATAATGCTATACAGTTTGGTGCAGATGAAGATGTTAATGGTATTGGTGAAACAACTACTAGAGCATTGAACGCAGCATCAGGCGGCACTCAAGTAACATAATATAGAACTTAACTGATTGGTATTTAAGGCGGAAGTAATTTAACTATTACTTTCGCTTTTTTATATACGTACTTTACTGTATTGGATAAATATTAGTATGAGCTTTCAAGATTCCTATTTAAGAGACACCTCGGGTTTAGATGTACATTTACGTGACGCCAGGCATGCACACCAGTTGTATACCGAACACGGCTTTGCGCTAGCACCTAAAACCAAATACTTATACCATGTCGTTTTCGATATGTCTGACGAAGTTGGGCATCAATATCGTAGTAATACTGCTAGATTCCAAAAGGAAATTGGAGTGCTAGTTAATCAAGCAGACTTACCACAGTATAGAGTTAGTGTTGAAAACAAACAACAGTATAACAGAAAAAAGAATATACAAACAAGATTAGACTATCAAGATGTTAATATAAGATTTCATGATGATAATTTAGGTCTTACTAGAGGTCTTTTAGAAGACTATTACAAATATTATTATGTTGACGGTAATCATAGAGACCAGCAAAGTTCTTCAGGATTCTTTTCTGCATCTAATGCATTTAAAGCTAGAGACAAGTATGACGAAACTGTTCCTAATTATGGATTAAATAACGGAAAAGTTAATCCATTTTTTAGATACATAAGAATTTACCAGCTAGCTAAAAGACAGTGGTTTGCATATACATTAATAAATCCATTAATTACTGCATTTGACCATGGAAGTGTAGAATCTAGCGATGCAAGTTCGTGGAATGCCAATAGTATTACAGTATCGTATGAAAGCGTAATATACTCAAATGGTACTGTAAACGAACAAGGTGAGCCTTTAGCATTTACAGATCCTGAAACACGTTACGATAACGTAATGAGTCCATTAGGATATTGGAGTAATAGTATGTCTAAAACAGTAGATGTACTATCTAGAGTACCTACACTTATTGATCCTAATAGACAGCGAAGAAACAATGTACTACCTAGAGTAAGAAATCAACGGTCACGCCGAGATTCGTTATTTTCTAATTCAAGTAATGGCACTGGCAGTATAGGATTAGGTCTATTAGACTTATTTGCCGGCGGCGCAACTGGAGGACTACAAGGAGCAGTTGTACCAAATGTAGATGGTAGACGTCAAGAAAGTCCGTCAACTTTAGATTCTGGTAATAGAAGAATACTAGACAGTGATAACATATTAAGAGAATTTAATAATAGACCGTCAGCAAAGTCAAGTTATATTGCTAGAGCGTTAAATATTAATGCACTACCTGGAGAAACTTTATCGTCATATAATTCTTCAAATACAGCATCGCAATCAGCAATTGAAAATATTTTAATTAATCGAGCTACTTCAGGCGATAGAAAATTAGCTGAAATTGCTACTGATGCTATAGAATTAAGTAAAGGAAGTATATTAACATGAGTGATGCACAATCAGGAAAAAATATTGGATCTACATTTGACAAAGATAATTCAGAAGATCAAAAAAAATATTTTAATAACTATTACAAAACTGATATAAATTTTAATGCTAGCGAAGTAGATGCTGTAATTGGATTCTTTTTAAAAAGAGGATTTGAAAAAGTTTCTGCAATTAATACTGCTAGCGTATTATTACAGCAAGCAGATTTAGACGAAGTACCAGTATTTCAATTATTGGATACAATATCCGGCATTAGTGACGTACAGTTAAATAATGTCATAACACAAATATTAAATATGAATCGTCCTAAGACTAGTAAGTTAGGGTATAAGCCACCTCAAACTGCTGAATTATTTGATCAACGTAATATTATAAATTGATATGGGACACTTTGCCCAAGGTAAATATAATCTCAAAAACCCAAGCAAATATGTAGGAACAAAAACTCCTACATATAGGTCTGGTTGGGAGTTTACTTTTATGAAATTTTGTGATGAACATAAAGCTATATCATCATGGGCAAGCGAAGCAGTACGCATACCTTACAGAAATCCATTATCGGGTAAACAAACAATTTATGTGCCAGATTTTTTTATTGTGTATAACGATCAAAAAGGTAAGCAACGTGTAGAACTAATTGAAGTAAAACCTAAGAATCAAGCATTTAAAGAAAACTTAGGTAAAAGCAAATATAATCAAGCATCATGGGTAGTTAATCAAGCAAAGTGGGAAGCTGCACGATCATGGTGTAAACAAAAAGGTATACTATTCCGTATAGTAACTGAAGATGATATATTCCACAGCGGCAGAAGAAAGTAATATTTTATGATCATTAATTATTTGCTAAATAATAGTAGCATATAATGGAACGTGTAAATGACTAAAAAATTAGAAGACCTATTAAATTTGCCAGATTCAAAAGAAATTATTGAAACTGCAAAGTCTCAAGAATCTGAGCAAAAAACTTATGAGTTAGAGAAACAACAAGAAGCGTTTCGAGATATAGAAGAATTTGATAAGATTGCTAGTGCATTACCAGCTGTAAAAGGTTTAGGTAAAATGGCTGATGACGAGCTTAACGAAATTGCTGATAAAGCAATGACAGCATATGATGATTTAATGGATCTTGGAATGAATGTAGAAAGCCGCTACAGTAGTAGAGTTTTTGAAGTAGCAGGCAGCATGTTAAAAACAGGACTAGATGCAAAGGTTGCTAAATTAGATAAAAAACTTAAAATGATCGACTTGCAACTTAAGAAAGAAAAACTAGATAAAGACAATAATAACGGCGACGAAGGTATTATTAACGGACAAGGGTATGTTGTTACTGATAGAAATAGCCTGTTAGAGAAGTTAAAAGGTCTAGATAAAGATAAATAGTTTATAGTAGAGGAATTAAGATGAAGTCATTTGCACAAATATTACAAGAATCAAAAACAACGTATTCGTTTAATATTGGAATAGCAGCTGAATTACCAGAAGGCATTGCAGACCGTTTAGAGTCTGTGTTAAAGAAATTTAATGTTTTAAGTTTTACCACTGGCAAAACAACTCCAATCCAAAAACGTCCGTTAGACTTTCCACAGTTAGAAAATTGTGAAGTTACATTCTACGAAGCAGAAGTAGAATACCCTACTACACCACAAGTATTACAAACCTACTTAGGAAATTGCTGTAATATTCCGCAAAGCCATATTATTGTACGTAACCCAGAAGATCCTCGAGAAGCATACCAAGAAGAAGGCAGCGACGAACCATATGAAGTAAAACTTACCCAAGAAGATATGGGTGGAGAATCTGCACAAAACGAAGTAGCAGACAATAGAACAATGGATTTATTAAAAGAATTAGAGACTGCTCGCGATGAACGTGAGAGTGCCGCAGGAAACGAAGGTGCACCGCAAGGTGAATCTAAAGACATTGAAGGCAACAAACAAAATACTAAAGCAGTCATAGGAGGCTAATAAAATGAATATGAAAAAATTAATTGAAGCATGTGGAGAGCCAGTTATGGCCCACACTGATATGCCAGAAGCAAGCCAAGGCAGTCCGGTACAAGTCAATGTTACTATGAATGCTACAGGCGCAGACAATGTTGCAGACTTAATTAACATTATGAAAAACGCAGGAGTTACTGCAAGTCCAGTATCTAGTGTTGATGTTAACCCAATGCGCCATGATATTGAAAAGTTTAGATCCGCAGTAGACGATGATCCAGCAATACCAGGTAAAGATGATGTTGAAGGCGATAGTGATCTAAATGCAGGAATATTAGGCACATTAGCAGGAGGAATATTAGGTACTGCTGCAGGAGCAGCAACTGGCGCAACTGGCGCATTAGCTAGTGGCGGAGCAGCATTAGGAGCCAAAGCTGGCAGCGGAATAGCTGGCGCACTAGGCAAAGGTATGATGGGTAAACTTGCAGGCGGCGCGGCAGGCGCCAAGATAGGCTCAGCTGTAGGTTCAGCATTGCCAAGTGCTGCAGGAGCTGCAATTGGTGACAAAGTAACTAACGATGAGTCTATTGATGATGATGATGAAGATGAAAATGATGATCTGTTTAAAGATGACGAGTTTACTGCAATGGATCAAGAAGATGACGACGAAGTAAATAAGCATTTTAAAGATGATACACAGTATAGTATTAAAGGCAAAAGTGAAGAAGCTAATGCTAAACTTGCAAGAGCCGCTGGCCAAGATGCCGAAGTAGAAGAGTGGGCAAATAGTGCTCCAGGCGCCGAACGTGAAGATCGTGGCGATATTGGTGATTATGAAGACAATATTCACGATGGTAACGACTTACACAAACAGAAAAAAAGCTACAAAGCAGCAGCAGGCGGTGATAACGCTATGTCTGTAGAAAGCATTAGAGCAACATTAATGAAAGCATTAACTGAAAAGAAAGCAAAGCCTGACTTTTTAGATGTTGATAAAGATGGTGACAAAAAAGAGCCAATGAAAAAAGCACTTAAAGATAAAGGTAGTAAGCCTAAAAAAGGTAAAGTACCTCCACAGTTTGCAAAGAAGAAGTAGGAGAAGCATATGTCAACGGTATCATTACTAAGAAGCGGAAGTGTTGTATCAGTAGCAGTACCAACCTCTCTTAATACTGACGATGATTGTAGAGTATGGCTAGCATACCAGCAATCGAAGGGAATGAGTTCATGGAATGAAAGTCTCGTAGTACCGTTTGTTGAAGCTTTTAATTCTGGAACTGTTGCTTTAGAAACAATAGTATCTTTAGCTAATGCTGAAACTATTGCTACCGACGATGTTGATTATCCGATCACTGCTGATCAAATAAGAGCCCAGTGCGGAAATTACGGACACACCTTAGCAAGGTAATATTTGTAGACATAAACTCAATAGCGTCTTCGGACGCTATTTTTTTGGTTAAATACATGCATGAGCAACCTAAGTGTAATACAAAACTGTGAAGTTAAATGAGTAAAAGTTTAGATGGAGTCCTAACTAAAAAAGCAAATAAGCAAGAAACCTTTACTAATGAGCAGGTTGAAGAGCTTATGAAGTGTATGGACCCTAAAAACGGGTACGACTACTTTGCACGTAACTTTGCATACATACAACATCCTGTAAAGGGAAAGTTGTTATTTGAACCTTTCGAGTATCAAGATAGATTACTGCAAAGTTATCATGACCATCGTTTTAACATTAACATGTTACCAAGACAAACAGGTAAAACTACTTGTGCTGCAATCTACTTATTATGGTACGCAATGTTTGTTCCTGATCAAACTATCCTAATTGCAGCGCACAAATATACCGGCGCACAAGAGATTATGCAACGTATACGCTATGGATATGAATTATGTCCTGATCATATACGTGCAGGCGTTACTAACTATAACAAGGGTAGTATTGAATTTGAAAACGGATCACGTATTGTTAGTGCTACTACAACAGGTAACACTGGACGTGGTATGTCTATATCATTACTATACTGTGACGAGTTTGCATTTGTACAACCTAATGTAGCAACAGACTTTTGGACATCAATATCACCTACACTAGCAACAGGTGGTCGTGCAATTCTTACAAGCACACCTAATTCAGATGAAGATACATTTGCTACTATTTGGAAGCAAGCTGAAGATAAGTTTGACGAACACGGCAACGAGCAACAACTTGGCATTAATGGATTTCATAGTTTCCGTAGTTATTGGGAAGAACATCCAGATAGAGATGATAAATGGAAAGTAGAAGAAGTAGGTCGTATTGGTGAAGAACGATTTAGACGTGAATACGGTTGTGAATTCTTAGTATTTGACGAAACACTTGTTAGTTCGTTAATACTTGCTACTATGGAAGGTGACGTTCCGTTAGTTAATATGGGGCAAACACGGTGGTATAAGAAACCTACACCAGAATACACATATGCAGTTGCTCTAGATCCTAGTATGGGAACAGGTGGTGACAACGCTGCTATACAAGTATTTGAATTACCTAGTTACGAACAAGTAGCTGAATGGCAACATAATACTACAGCTATACCTGGACAAATTAGAGTATTATCAGATATATGTAAATACATAGAAGGCCAGACAAATAATAATAATGGATTATACTGGAGTGTTGAAAACAATGGTATTGGCGAAGCATGTTTACTAGTTATACAAGACTATGGTGAAGAAAACATACCAGGACTATTTGTAAGTGAACCAATGCGTAAAGGTCACGTGCGTAAATTCCGTAAAGGATTTAATACTACGCATGGTACTAAAATTACAGCATGTAGTAGATTAAAAACTATGGTCGAAAATGAGAAGATGATTGTACATAGTAAACCGTTTATATCTGAACTTAAGAACTTTGTAGCAACTGGCAGTAGTTATCAAGCTAAGCCGGGTCAAACAGATGATCTTATTAGTGCAACGCTATTAGCTATTAGAATGATGGCAGTGCTTAAAGACTGGGATCCTAGGATATATAATACATTTACGCAGGCTGAAGAAATAGCAGATTATGAGGCACCAATGCCAATATTCATTAGCACAAACTATTAAGAGAGTTGATAAATACAATATGCAAGAATTTGATAAAATAGGCGAAGATCTTTTTAACAAAATACGAGGTAGATTTCCTAGTATTACGATAGGCAATGATGCCGGCGAAGTTATAAACGAACCTTCACAAGCTAGATTTTTTGATTTTGAATATAAAGAATCTGATAAAGTATTAGGTAATGTTAGTGTTAATATTACTGAAGACGAAGGTATGACAATTATATTTTCCAAAGATTTTATATCTACTGAAGATACCCTAACTAAAAACAATTGGTATGCATTCTTAAAAGAATTAAGATTGTTTGCAAAGAAACGTATGTTAGAATTTTCAATAAGAGATATTACTAAGTCAAATCTAACAAAAAGAGATTACAAATTTTTATCTAATCGGACCGGAGACAGAACAATGGCAGAATCAAAACTCTATGGCACTTCTAAAATAAGTTACCAAGACGTAGACGGAGCAAGACTAATGATTAAACACACCGAAAGTGTTAATCAAGAACAAGTATCCGGGCGTACTAGAAACGTAGGTGCTATATATATTGAAAGTTCAGAAGGTGAACGTTTCAAATACCCATACAAGCATTTGAATGGCGCACGAGCAATGGCGCGGCACGTAGCAGAAGGCGGTAATGCGTATGATGACTTCGGTAAGCATATTGTTAGTTTGAGTGAAGAGCAAGCAAAATTAAGTAAGTTTAAAAGATACATGAGTCGTAGTGCTGTAATGGCAGAAAGTTTATCCGAGTATACTGATGCTGTAAACGAACGTATTGTTACAGTTAAAAAGACTCTTGAGAATCTACAAAAGAAAGCATATTACACAGAAACAATTGAATCCTTTGCTCCAGTTGTAATGGAAGATGTACCTGCAGAAGTTGCAGAAAATTGGATTGACCAACTGACTATTAGACAGTTTAACGAAGAATTAAAAGATATTTTTCCATACGTGTTTAAGCTAGTAAGCGAAGTAACTAAAGCTAAAGAACTAGGACCAGACGATTTACTAGGTGAACAAAGAGTAGACGAACTACCTGTACTCGCTATCCCTGCATTAATGGCAGGCGCAAGAATGGCAATACCTTACCTAACAAGAATGGGTGCAGGTATTATAGCCAAACGAGGAGCAGCGGCAGGTGTAGCAAAAGTTGCTGGTAAAGGAGTAGGAGCAGTTGCTAAAGGAGCTGGTAAAGGAGTAGGAGTAGTTGCTAAAGGAGCAGGTAAATTTGCAGTTAAAAATCCTGGAACAACAGCAGCCATTGGCGGCGGAGCATATCTAGGCAAGCAGGCAAGTGATGCTATTGATGCTGTAGGTGATATGGCAAGCGATCTTGGTGCAGATGCACAAGGATTAATAGATGCAGGCATGGCCGGAATTGAAGGAATTCAAGATCAAATTAGCGCAGCTATTGGTTCAAGTGGATTATTAAAAGTAGCACAATTTGCTTCTAAGTATGCACTACCTGCACTAGCAGTAGTAGCAATATTATACGGCGGCAAAAAAGTTATTGATATGCTCAGAAGCAAAGACGATAATATGCAAACAGCTTCAATAGAGTCTGTTGAAGAAGCAATAAAATTAGCTGAACAAGATTGCTGGGATGGACACGAACGAGTACCAGGCACTACAGAAGGCGAGCCAGGTTCTTGTCGCAAAAAGGGAACAACCAAAGAAGAAATTGCACTAGAGCAAGGCTTTGAAGAAATGATGGGTCAGTTTCGTGAAGAGGCAGTAGACGAAAAAGTATGTAAGGATTGCGGTGATGCATTTGACAAGCCTACTACAGATTGTAAACATGACTCGCATGATCCAAAAGGTAGTAATTGGGTAGATGCAAACAATAATGGAATTGGTGACATGGACGAAGATGATGTCGATGAAGCATACATTAATAATGCAAAGGATGCTACTGACCTATTAGGCGAATTACGTGGCATTGGTAAGTCTTTTGAACGTGGTCAAGCAGAAATGCCACGTGGCTTTGCAAATAGATACGTTAGTGATGTATGGGACGTATATACATGGATTGAAACAAAAACAAAAGGCTTCCAAGGTATTGATAAAAACTTCAAATCAGCTATTGACGATATGATGAAATTACGCGGCATTGCTAAGAAGAAAGAACTTGCTGGCAGCGATGATAGTGGTATGAAGGATGGTGCGTTTGGTAATCAAGTTGTAACTGTGCTATATCCAGTAATGCAAAGTATTGACTCTATTAAGATGGGTGATGCATTAAGTAACAGAGAAGAAGATAACGACGACACTATGGATGTTAAGATTGATAAAGACGGCTCAATGAGCAAAGATGACGGAAAGGCTGAGAAAGAACAAAAGACTCCACTAGGCGAATTTATTCTAAGTTACTTTGATAAAGAAACAGGCCAGTTCCCTAAAGGCGAAACCGCAGTACT